CCGATGGCGGGTCGGATCAGACGGACTTTCTCAAAGCTGCAAGGGACATGGCATTCGAGAAAAAGATAACCGTCACTGAGGCGATGCGAAGGATCCGCCGGATGAATCCAAACGCTCACGAGCGGTTCAAGGACCGCTGCAAGACCGAAGGCCAGGCGATTTACATGAACGCCGGATAACGGGGGATCGGCCAATTTGCGTTGAATTTCATTAACAATGAAATGGAGATTTTAACATGACAACCGTAAACGATTCACCTATCAGCCTTGTCGCCGGAGAGGACCTGGCGGCGAATCTCCGCGTGAAGTGTCACGGCGGCGATCGCAAAGCCTACCTCGCCGACGCCAGCGATTACGGCATCGGCACCGTCCTTGTGGGAGTAAGTGACGGCGAGATGGCTGATATCAGGCTGGATTCTCACGGCGGCTCGCTGAAGATGGTCGCGTCCGCGGCTATAACGGCAGGTCAGAAGGTTTACGCGGCGGCCAGCGGCAAGATTGCCGCGACCGGCACGAAAGTTATCGGCACGGCACTTGATACGGCGACGGGCAATAACAGCGTCATCGAGGTCCTTCCGCACGTAAGCCGAACGCAGTCGTCCAGTTCATCGAGCTCCTCATCCAGCAGCTAAAACGAAAGGCAGGTAAAAAATGACCACATATTCCAACAGCCCTAAAACATTTACCGCGGCGGTGGACATCGCCGCGTTTTTGAGGGTGAAACTCTCGGCCCGGAATGCATATCTGGCCGGGGCGAGTGACTACGGAGTCGGCACGGCGATTAAGGGCGTCAGCTCTACCGAGCAGGTTTCAGTCCGGCTCTTCGAGCACGGCGGGACGCATAAGATGGTCACTTCCGGCGCCATCGCCGCGGCAAAGAGAGTTTACGCGGCCGCCGGCGGCAAGATTGCCGCATCAGGGACACTGCTCTTAGGTACGGCTCTCGATGCCGCAACGGGCAACAACAGCGTAATCGAGGTGCTGCCGCATCTGGGCTATCAGCAGTCGTCGAGCAGCTCCAGCTCAAGCAGCTCCAGCTCAAGCAGCTCCAGCTCCAGCAGCTCAAGTTCTTCGAGCGCAGGGTCGTAACGATAACAGCCAAAGCAGCGGGGCAATGAAAAAGAATTTCTTAACATAAGGAGATTAACAAATGATTCAGAAACCGACACACGCAACGCCTCGGGCGGATCTCGGAGTTGCCTTCCACGAATATTCACCGGCTCGCGGCATTTACATCGCCGATTCGATTCTGCCGATGCTCGGGGTCAGGAAACAGGCGGCGACTTTGAGCGTCATCCAGCGTGAAAATCTTACAATTCCGAACACTAAGAGGGCAAATGGGGCGGTCTTCGGCCGCGTAAGCCTCTATGCCGAGGACATGAGCTATTCCTGCTGGAATGACGGTCTGGAAGGCCAGCTCACAGATCAAGACCGCGAGAACTACGGAGATGACTTCGATGCCGAACTTGAGACAGTAAACGGGGTTAAGATTAAAATGCTCCTGGCCCGAGAAGTCCGCATCAAAAATTTAGTTTTTAACACGACCACATGGACCGGATCGAGTCTTTATACGGACAATTCCGCATCTCCATGGGACACTGAAACGACGGATATCATCAGCCAGGTCAATGCTGCTAAGGAAAAGGTCCGCCTCAATACCGGCGTTCCCGCCGATTCTCTTATCATCGGCGAGGCTGCGATGCAGAATCTTCTGAAAAACGATGACATCATCGCCCGGTTCCCCGGTGCGGCCCTCATTACTGAAGCAATGATCAGGAACGCGATGGCGGCGATATTCGGATTGGAGCAGCTTTTGGTCGGTAAATGTGCGTATAACTCCGCAGATGAAGGACAGACGGCGACTATGTCCGACATCTGGGGCGACGATTATGCGATGGTTGCTGCCTTAGGCCGTGAGGGAATGCCTTTGACCGAGCCGCAGCTCGGCAGAACTGTTTTGTGGGAGCGTTATACGCCCGGGATGGTCGATGTCGAGCAGTACCGCGAGCAGCAGACCAAGAGCGATGTATTCCAGGTCGAAAGAAGTATCGATGAGAAGATCTTCGATGCATATTTCGCACACCTGATGAAGATTGATGCCTGATGAGTACGACTTTCGATCGTACTCTGATTTCGGCTGCTGATAGTTTTTTCCTGCTGCCGGGATCGGAGACGGTTGTTTACAAACCGAAAAGCGGCTCGCCGCGGCAGATCAAGGCGGTAGTGTCGCGGAGCCTGGCGGCTGAAATTCCAGGCGTTAACGGCGGCTCAGTTCCGAAATTCGAGGTCTTAGTTAAAAACGATGATTCGGCGGGAATTGCATCTGATGAGCTGGATACCGGAGGCGACAAAATAGAAATGGCCAAAAGAGTTGCCGACATTCCGAAAACTTTGAGGCTCGTCGAGCTTCTCAATCACGATGCCGGGCTTTGCAGGATAGAGGCTTACTGATGTTCGAGATTCGATACGATGACAGCCAGTTGAAGCAGTTGGAGCGAACCCTCCGGGGCATTCCACGCGCACTGCCGAAGGTAATGAGCCGCGGCCTCAATCGTACAGCCACCGAAGCCCGGACTAAAATCGTCAGAACGCTTTCGACGCAATCCGGATTAAAGCAGAAAGATGTTCGCTCGGCGACTATCCTGCAGCGGGCGAGTTACAGCCACTGGCGGTCGGCGATTCAAATCAGCCGAAAGCGGATTCCGGTAATGAGTTTCGGCGCCCGCCAGACGAAAAAAGGCGTCACCTACAAAAAGGGCCGCAGCCGAGTTCTTATTCGAAGTGCCTTTATCGCAACCATGGCCAGCGGCCATACGGGAGTATTCAAACGCCTGGCTACGGCGAGGCTGCCCATTGTCGAATTGAAAGGGCCGTCTTTAGGCCAGGTATTCGTCGGCGCCCAGGATGAGGCTAACAGGATCTATCGAGAGTCCCTCGCCCGGCTTGAAAAGAACATCCATGACCAGGTCAAACTGATCCTTTCGCGGAGGGCCGGATGAGCACTCCGATAGTTGAACAGATCGCCGTTGCTATAGCCGCTCTGATCGACGGCATTACCGTCGCCGACGGCTTCAACCAGACCCTGACCGCCGTTCGCCCCAAGCGCATCCATTTGGAAGGCGATATCAATACCGACGGCACGGTCATCGTCGAGCAGGAAGATGCAGAACTGGCTGTCGATGCCAATGAATTCATCCAGTGGCGGCAGGGATTCACGCTTCAGGCCTTGGTAATCGATTCCGATGATGCGACGACGGCGATAGATACCAGGCTCAACCAGGTCCGCAGCGATATCGAAAAGCAGCTCATGCAGGATGACAACTGGAAGCTTTCGGGCCTGGCCGATGGAATGATGCTCAGAAGTGCCGAGCGGTTCATCGCAGATCCGCAGGTGGCGGGAATTGCAGTAAATATTGATGTCTTATACCGGGTCGCCACTGACGATCCGTATAGTCAAAGTTAAGGAGACAAAATCATGATCGGACGCGGAGCGACTTTAACCGGCGCTGTTCAAGGTGTAATCGGTAAATTGACGAATATCGACTGGAACGGCTTGGTCGAGGATGAGATTGATGTAACTAATTTCGATTCGACCGATGCATGGAATGAATACGAGCCCGGATTCAAGGACGGCGGCAATATCACCGCCGACATGCTCTATGACCCGGCCACATTCGATACGATTCTCGATGCTTTCGCTGCCGCAAACGAGTTATGGACATTAGCCCTTAACGACGGCCGCAGCCTGTATTTCCATGGTCATATCAGGAGTGTTTCATTCTCGCTGCCGCTGCGGGATGCGGCACGGCATCCGATCGAGATAAGGGTCAGCGGAAAGCCCTGGTTCCCAAGCTCCTCATCGAGCAGCTCATCGAGCAGCTCGGCGGGCGCCTAACAAAAGAAAAGAAAGGAGAACAACATGTCCGAAAAATGGGCCAGTAAGGAGGCTCTATTCAAAGCTCCCAGGACTAAGGAGCGTCATACGATTCCCGGGTTCGGCGATGTCTGGATCTACTCGCTCACCTGCGGCCAGAAGGATGAGTACGAAACGGCCGCATATCAGGTGATGAGCGGCACGAAAGAAGTGAAGATGCGTCAGGCCCGGGCGCTTCTTATAGCCTGGTGCGTCTATAACCAGCATGGCAATCGCCTCTTCGGCGACGACGACATCGGCAAAATCGAGGCGATGGACTCCTGGCTGACCGAGCCGATTTACGTCAAGGCCAGAAAGCTCTCACGCATGACGGCCGAGGACTTCGAGGAGCTGGTAAAAAACTCAGAAACGATCCGGAGCGACGGCTTAGGGCCCGGATCGCAGCCCTCAGGGGATGCTCCCTCAGACAAGTAGATACGGAACTCGATACGGCGGAGATGGCTGAATGGCTCGCACTGGAGGCAATTGAGCCGTGGGGCGAAAAGCGGGCCGACTACCGAGCGGCCATGATCTGCTGGGTTTTCGCCTGCTGTTTTTCGAGCAGGTCGAACCAGCCGAGATTCAGCAAGTTTTTGAAGCTGTTCGATTTCGCCGAGCAGCCCGAGCAGGATGATGAGCAGATTTCGCAGATGCTGACAAAAATGGTCGGCCAGGGCAAAGGCAAAAAATAATGGCACTTTCAACACAAGTCGGAGTCATATTCACGGCCCATGACAGAAGCGCTGCCGGAATGGCCAGCTTTCAGCGGCAGATCGGCAGTGTTACTAATAGCGTGCTCAGGCTCATTGGCTTAGGGACGGGCCTATATGCTTTCGAGCGTATATTTACAGACACAATTAACCGTACATCTCATGCGATGGAAGTCGCCTCGATGTTCAACGTAGTATTTCGCGATCAGGCCTCTGCCACGGCTCAATGGGCAGAAGATTTCGGGAACAAAGTCGGCCGCTCGACAAACGATCTGAAAGAATGGCTCGCAGGTTTGCAGGATACCTTTGTCCCTTTGGGCTTTGCTCGCGATAAAGCAGCTGAGTTATCAAAGGAACTTGTAAAATTAGCCGTCGACGTAGGCAGTTTCAAAAATGTACGTTCTGCCGAGGCGATTCGCGATTTCACTTCCGCCCTGGTCGGCAACCATGAAGCGGTCCGCAAATACGGTATCATAATCACCGAGGCCTCGCTGAAACAGGAAGCACTCAAACAGGGAATCACCAAGAACTATAATGAGCTGACAAACCTTGAAAAAGTCTCGCTCCGCTATGCGATCATCCAGGCCAGTACGACCGACGCCCAAGGTGATGCAATCCGAACCGCCGATTCCTATGCTAACCAGGTCGAGCGGATAAAAGCCAACTATGATGAGCTTGCGACAACTCTCGGCGAGCAGGTTGTGCCTGCTCTGGCGGATCTTCTCAAGCATATTAATAATTTCGCGGAGCATGGGAACCTCAAGGCGGTTATTCATGAAAATATTGCGGTAATGTATGAATTCGCCGATGCTCTTACGAACCTCGATGAGATTTTTGTAAAAATCAATCCAAAAAAATGGCCGGCGACTTATAAGGAAATGGCCGCAGAACACAGGAAGCTTGCCGCCGAAGCCAGAGCAATCAAACCCGAACCGACTGATATAACAGGAAACGCTCCAAACAGGCCTGATATATCACCGCCACCGGCGGAGATTCTGACCAAAGAGCAATTAGCCGCAGATAAGCGGATGGACATGCTCCGCCGCCAGGTGGCCGAAGAGATCGCCCTTACCGGGCGGCTCAACGAGCCGCGGCAGCACGCAAAGATGATGATCGAATACCAGGCCGAGGCGGCGGCAAGATACGGCGAGAAAACGCGGGAGGCGAAAGCGGCGACGGATGCCTTTGCCGACTCGCTGAAGCAATTAGAACGGGCCGAGTCTCTCGCCCGGATTGCCGAGGATATCGGCCAGGCTTTCAGCACGGCTTTCGAGGATGCGATACTTGAAGCGAAGAACCTCAACGATGTCCTCGATGTTTTAGCCAGATCGATTCAGCGGGCGTTCTTTCAGGAAATGGTATCGAAACCGTTAGCTAATATATTTACGCAGTTCGCCGGTAACATGATGGGGGCCAAAACTGCTCATAGCGGCGGCCGGGTCGGTTCGTTAGGCTCGGGTCGATGGGTTGACAGCTCCATCTTCGATAACGCTCCGAAGTTCCACGACCTGAGGCCTGGCGAGACGGCGATTATCGCCCAGGATGATGAGGTCATTTCCCGGCCGGGCCGAAGGCTTTCCGGCGGAGGCTCGACGGTCAATCTGACTTTCCAGGTCCAGACAATAGATTCCCGCGGCGTGGACCAGTTCCTCAACCAGAACAGAAGACAGATCGCATCGGCCGTAAAGTCGGCGTTAGATGACAACGGTCCGGGCAGAAGGTAACTAAAATGGATATCGAAATCCGGCAATTCATTAATCCTCAATATTCGGATATGTATCCGATACAGATGAGCTTCGACTGGCAGACGGATGTCGTTCGCCTTTCCGGCCCGGTCTATAAGACTCAGCGAAACCGGATCCTCTCCAAACCGATCCGCCGATGG